AATAAATTGGTTGACCAGTAACATTGTTATTGGCTTTTCTATATACATCTAGTGATTCTAAAGACTGTTGAAATAATGGTCTAAAGTCATTTGATGTTATTTCTACATTAATAGCTTCTAACCAATCAGTTGGCAAGCTCATGTATTGTCCATCTGCTGTAGCAGTTGCACGCTTTACCATGTCTTTGTTTCTTAATCTTCTGTTAAATTCTGATTCTGTTGCATCTATAAAAAAGTCTAACTGGTCTGTTAAATCTGACCTGTTTAAGAAATTTGCAATATTAGTTTTTAATTCATCGTATGTCATACTTTACCTTTCCATGTTCTAAATGGTTTGTTATCTGAATGGTTTAGCCATTTCTTCCATTGCGCAGAATCTTGCGCCCATCCTTCTCGGACTGCTCTTTGATATACCACCATTGGTATTTCTGCTACATGGCGTAAATCTTTACCAGGTGTATATTCAGATAGATTTTTTACATAGTCTAAAGTTGGCTGTATGTTCTGTTGTGTATGATAAACAACTTTTTCATCTTCTGTTGCGAATACAGACTTATAACCTTTCCTATGATCTATTAATGTTGTCTTTGCCATGTGTAGATTTTAGCACAAAAAAAAGGGATGCCGAAACATCCCTTTAAGCTAATTGACTAAACTTATGATTCGTTTAAGTCAGCAACGATTCCGTGTGCAGCTTCGTTAGATACTTCTAAACCATACTCACATACAATCATTTTTGTCTCAGCATCGCCTATTGTAGCAATATCAACAGTTTTAAAGTCTCTTAAGAAAGATACTTTAGCAAACTCTGGATCTACTAATAGTAATGATGCTTCTCTTGATCTGTTTGATGGAACGATTTTTAGTTCACCAAAGTCAGATGAGTATACAGATACTGAAGCTTCTACAGTAGTTGCATCAACAAACTGTCTAGCTTGAGTTCTACCTGTGAAACCAGAGATAACTTGTTTGTTATGTGGACCACATATAGCCATTGAAGGCTCAGCTCCGTTACCAAACATAGTTTGTAGAACGCCTTTTAATAAAGCTTCTGTTAAGTCTCTGTCTGTTCCATCAACTGGAGCAGCACCGCCACCAGCACCTGAACCACCAGAACCTCTGGATACGTTAGATGTTAGCCATGATTCAAAACCACCAGTTACCCTAGCTGTTGTAGCGTCACCAGTTGTTTTAGCACCGTTTTGACATAAAGCTTCTTCCATGTCTCTTTTCAATGCTTTAGCCATAATAGCTAATTGATGAGCCATTTCTGATCTTTTGCCAGCTGGGTCTGAAGCGTCTTGAGAACCAGTTACAGTTGCGTCTCTTTTTGAAATCATTGCAACGTTACTTACTCTAGTTGTCGCTGTAGCAGTAGATCTTGATAGTTCAAAACCCTCTAGCTGTCCAGAAGCACTTGGAGTAGGTAAGACTTCTGTCTGCCAATCAAACACTACGTTTTTAATATTTCTTTTTCCGATTGATGACATAAACGGAGTTTGCATTGGAGAGATGTTGTAAATAATATTACTTAAATCTTCTCTGTCAGCTGTTGCCGAATATGTGTCAAATGCGTTAGTTACCTTTGCCATTTTTATATTCCTTTATAAAATTAAATTAATTGTTCAAAAACTTTAGCTGCGTCTTGGACTTTTCCAGACTTAGCTAACCTTTGTTTTGCTTTCTTCACAGGTGCTGCCGATTTAGGTCGGTTAGTAGTTCCAGGTCTAGCCACTCTTGCTGGTGCTTTTTGTGTTGGTTTTTTCTTTGTGGCTTCAACTGTTTTAGAGTTTAACCAAGCATTTCTTAAACCAAGTAAAGCACGATAATCATAAACCTGTTGTATTTCTTCAGGTGTATAACCCAAAGTATTTACAGCATATTCACTAATAGCAGCTTTTTCCTTTGACGCAACCTCTTGGTTTTGCCATTCAGGGATTATTTCAAGAAGCTTTTGATTGCCGTATTCAACAAACTGTTGAATTTGTGTTTGCTGTTTAACCATTGCTTCTTGTTGAAGTCTTTGTTGTTCAGCACTTACAGCACTAAGCTTTTCTTTCTTTTCATCCCAAAGCTGTTTTTCGCGAACATACCCAACAGGATCATCTTCGTACAAAGTGTTCCAGTCTGGTTCGTTAGCCAGTTCACCCTTTAATTGGGCTTCCATCTTCGGTAACAACTGCGAATAAATCGCATCTCTTTGCGCTAACTCTGCTTGCTGCTGCTCAATAGTCTTACGCTGTTGAGAGAGTTCTTGTGTTTTACGCGTATAATCTTGCTGACGAGAATATCCATTGACGAGTTCCTCTTGCGTGACTTCTACCTCTTGGCCATCTACCTTTACAGTAAATGTTTGAAGTTGCGGAGCTTCCTCTTCAATATCTGTTTGTTCTTCATCCAGTTCTTCTTCATAGTCATCTTCTAATTCATCTGCAATTTCTTGATCAATTTCTTCATCAACAAACTCAGAATCATCTTCGATAACTTCTTCTTGTGTTACTTCTTCTGTTTCTGTGACTGCATCTTCAACCTTATCCTCTTCAGGGGTTAAGAAACTTTCAAACATCGAAGTAGTAACTTCCTTATCAGTTTGTAAAGCAGTCGGTTTATCCGTTATTGCCATAATAAATACTCCTTATGTATTTAAGAGTATTTTAGCTTAATAATGTGTAAAAAGGGAAGGTTTAACCAATATTTCTAATTTTGTTTATATTAGCTTTTGTAAGTTTGCCTTTCTCAGCAATGATACGCAGATGTCTTTCAACCTCTGGTAATAGTAATAATGATCTGTGGATATCTTCTCTAGCATTAACATCATCTATCTCTCTTGAGTTTAACCAATGAGTAATATATTCGTTTTTAAGATTTTCTACCGCTTCTTTAAAAACTTCTGAGGTTAATATTTGTTCTGCTTGTGCAGCTTTAACTACTTCTTCGTGTGATACTGACATTATACAAATAATCCCATAGGTAGTTGTTGGTCTACGGAAAATCTACCACCAGTTGGTGTTTGTAAACCAGCAAGTTGTTGTTCTAACTCTGCAATTCTTGTGTCATAAGCTGATAAATTAGGCTGTTGAAAAGTTGGCATATCAATACCAGATATAGCTTTTTGTATATCTTCTTGTGTTACAAATTGCGATACATCTGGTACTTGTGTTTGTGGTAAAGACATTAATATATCTTGTTTTAATATGTTAGGGTCAAACGAAGGTATATCTTCTAATCTAGCAAAACCACTCAAGTCTGGTGCTTGGTAGGTCGGTAATTCGATACCACTTCTAATATCTTCTATCAATAATTGCCTATCTATTGATGGTGGTTTTGGTATATCAATTCTACCTGTAATGTCTCTAATTAAAGCTTCTCTATCAAGCGTGGGTACTGTAGGTATATCTTCCAATCTAGCAAACTGTGATAAATCTGGCATTTCATATTTAGGTACCTCAATGCCTTCTCTTATATCTTTTATTAACTCTTCTCTATCTATAGAAAAATCTCTACCAGTTGGAACTCCTGTAATTAAAGAATCAGCATCCATAAAATCTCTGTTTTCTAAACCAGATATCATAGGTCTTTCTAAAATTTCTCTATCTATAGAGAAATCCCTACCTGTAGGAACTTCTGGTATTAGTGTAGGTATATCTTCTCTTCGTACAAATTGTGAAAAGTCTGGTTGTTCTATGGTAGGCATCCTTTCTGCAATTCGTTCTTGTACTATTCTGTCTATAGCATCTTGGTCTATACCACCACCAAATAGTTTGCCTATGTTCATTAAGTTTTCTAAAGGTCTTATCTCAGGTCTCATATCTGGTTTTCCACCAAATATATCTCTAAGCGGAGGCATCTTCATGTCTCTGTCTACTGGTATTCTTACACCACCAATACCTGTACCTAAAAAGCTAGGATCGTCTGGCTCTTGTGTTGGCGGTAGCTCAACTGGAGTTGTACCGACAGGTGTATTTAATTGTGCTTGTGTATAACCCATTGGTTGTTCTGGAGAATAACTTACGCCTGGTGCAATGACTTGAGACATTGGTATGCCGCCTGCTATAGAACGCGCATAGTCAAAACCAGAACGATATGTAGGATCTGAAACTGGTATTGTATAACTACCAAAATCATCTGGACCTAATTGTGGTCCTTGTTGTTGTTGTTGTTGAAATAAGTTAGCTAAATTTTGTAAATAATCAGCATTAGGAATTCCTGTCAGATTAGTACCGCCGCCAGAACTAGCGCCACCAAAAAAACCGCCACCACCAAAGTTGTTTCCAAGTGAGTTTGAAAAAATTTCTATATCTTCTAATTTTATTGCCATATTATTGTGTTATTAATTTATCTATTTTTGCGTCTAGCTTATCTATGCGCTCTATAACCCTATCCATATTCATTATCAATTCTTCTTTGGTAACAAATCGCATAGCAACTTCTTCTCTGGTCTTATTGAGTAGTATATCAACTCTTTTGATTTCTGTCGCGCTAGAACGAATACTATAGATGATAGGACCAAACACCAAGGTCATTATAATATTCCATAATAAAATAGAGCTTATTTCCATTTAGTAGCTCCACACATGAGGGCGTGGCCTGCCCTGTGAGTCTTTTGATATGTCCAAGTGTATAAATCTTGCATTGCCTTTTTGGTTAATTCCTATGCCTGTAAATCCATAATCAGTTGCTTTTGATATTACTTCTAGTGCTTGCTCGCCTCTTAGAAATACATCAGCAGCCAATCCTAATGCATGCGTGCCTGGTTCAGATTTGACTTTTTCTATCGGATGATCTGCACATCTGTATCCACTTGTTATTTTAAATGGAAAGCCTACATCGCTTCTTAGCAATTGTAACTTATCTATTAGTTCGTGTTCAATCTTATTTTCACCACAATGTTTACAAGCAAACTCTTCTATGCTGAAATTTTCCCAACTCATTTTGTTAATCCTTTAGTTTTCTCATAACTTCTCATACCACCTAATCCTAACATACCCATTAAAACAGGCAACATAGTAGATGTATCTGCTTGTGGTATATCAATACCAAAAGGAGCAGCGAGTGGACTAATTAAAAAGTTTACTGCAAAACCACAAACACAAATCCATGCTGTTGCAGGTCGCCAAGATGACTGAAACCAATTACCTTTAGCTTCTTCTTTGTTTACCTCTATTTGTGCTTTAGCAATCTCATGGATGTGCTTTTTCGACATGGTTGCAAGTTCATACGCTATCTGTTGTTTTGTGTCTGCGTCTGGTATGAACTTATCAAGAATCTTCGTTACTGGTTTTATTAGCTTGTCTATCATTATGTAACCTTATAAAGTATTCAGCATCGACTAATGCGAGAGGCTTTGTTCTATTTCTCTTTATTATAACCAAAGGTTCGTAAGCTTTACAGTTTTCTTGCGATTGTTCGTATGCTTTCCATACATTAACTGATTCTTGGTTTTTGCACTCTACTGAGTAAGGGAATTGTTTTCTTGATTGAACACCCATAATAATATCTTCACCATTAGAACCCATGGGTCTTGATTCTAAATCTTCTGGGTCAAAGCCAAGTAATTCAACGAGCTTATCTACAACCCATTGTTGTAAAGCTCTGCCTTTAGCTTTGGCAGATTGTGGTTTCATTTATGTTTTTTAATTACAGGAAGTTCTGCTGTAAGTGAAGCACCTTTATGTTTTACAAACTTACCAGTATGTTTCATAAGCTTATAGGTCTTGCCATCTTTCATAAAATGATAACCTTTAGGTGCTTTTATTTTCATTACTTTTTCTTTTTCTTTTGTAGCTTTTTAAAGTCAGCAGCAGTAATTTTATTTCTTGGTTTTGCTACTTTAGCTAATTTCTTTTGTTTTGGTGAGTATTTACTAAAAGGCATATTACTTTCCTTTTTTCTTAGGTTTTGTTTTTTTCTTTTTAGGTTTCATTGCTGGTTTACCATATCCATATCCTGGCATA